CAAATACCAGAAAATCGTCTTTCAAGACCTTGTGGTGGTGCAAATGGGTTTGATGATTTTGTTGAAAGATGGCACGAATAGCTATAAATAAAGAAAAATCCCTTGTCTGATGGCAATAACTCGCATATCAAGAGCGTTTAAGGACATTAGTTTGTCCTTTGAACCTCATCCTATTACGAAAGACTTGCCAATTCTGAAAAATGAAAGAGCAATTAGTCGCTCAATTCGCAATATTGTAGAAACAATCCCGAATGAAAGATTTTTTAATCCAGATTTAGGATCAGAAGTTCGTTCAAGTTTGTTCGAATTTGCCGATTTTGGAACCGGGTCTATCATTCGGGATCAAATTTTAAATGCAATATCAAATTATGAACCAAGAGTTGAAGATGTTGATGTTTCTGTGGAAGTACTTCCAGATTCAAATGAATTTGAGGTTACAATAGTTTTTAATATTATTGGACAAGAGATTCCAACACAACAGTTTACGTTCATATTAGAGGCAACAAGATAAAATGCCTTTTACAAAGTTTACAAATCTAGATTTTGATCAGATAAAGACTTCAATAAAAGATTATCTCCGTGCAAATTCTACTTTCACGGATTTTGATTTTGAGGGTTCAAACTTTTCTGTTCTGATCGATACGTTAGCATATAATACTTACATTACTGCATTTAATTCGAATTTGATCGTCAATGAATCATTTTTAGATTCGGCAACAGTTCGAGAGAATGTAGTATCTCTTGCAAGGAATATTGGATATGTTCCTTCATCAAGAACTTCATCCGAGGCAACCGTATCATTTACGGCAACAACAAGTGGAACTGATACATTAACTATACAAGCAGGTCTAGTTTGTATAGGTAATCTTAGAGAAAGTTCTTACGTTTTTTCTGTTCCTGAAAATATTACGGCAACAGTATCCAATGGGGTTGCAACATTTAATAATGTTAAAATCAAAGAAGGAACGTTTTTAAAGAAAACTTTTACAGTTGATGGATCTCTAGATCAAAGATTTGTATTAGATAATTCATTTATAGACACCTCAACAATTGTTGTTTATGTAAAGGGTCCGAATGATAGTGGAAATGGGAATAAGTATGATTTAATTGAAAATATTTTCCAAGTTAATTCAACATCAGAAACGTTTTTAATTCAAGAAGTTCAAGACGAAAAATATGAACTTCTTTTTGGTGATGGATATTTTGGTAAAAAATTAGAAAATGATTCGGTAATTACCGTCACTTATATTGTGACAAATGGAAAAGAAGGTAATGGTGCATCATCATTTTCTTTTGCCGGAGCATTCACTGATGGTAATACTGCAACAGTCAGTGCTATAACAACTATTCAGAGTTCACAAAATGGTTCTGATATTGAATCTATAGATTCTATTCGCAATTTTGCTCCTCGTTTGTATGCTTCTCAATATAGAGCAGTAACTCCTGGAGACTATGAGACAATTATTAAATCAAAAATATTTCCAAACGCAGAATCCGTATCCGTAGTTGGTGGAGAGGAATTAGATCCACCTCAATTTGGAAAGGTAATTATAAGTATTAAACCAAAAGGTGGTACTTATGTTTCAGATTTTAATAAGCAGCAAATAAAAAATAAACTTAAATTATATTCGGTTTCCGGCATTGATGCGGATATCATCGATGCAAAAATACTTTATGTCGAATTAGATTCATCAATATATTATAACTCTTCTCAGGTAGGTAGTGTCGAAGATCTAAAATCTAGAGTTATTAATTCATTGACCGCATATTCAAGATCATCGGAATTAAATTCATTTGGTGGAAGATTTAGATATAGTAAAGTCCTTAGAACCATAGATGCAACAGATGCTGCTATAACATCAAATATTACGAAAGTAAGAATTCGAAGGGATTTGAAGGTTAAAGTCAATTCTCCAACGCAATATGAAATTTGTTTTGGAAATAAATTTCATGCAAATCCTGCCGGAAAAAATATTAAATCTACCGGATTTAAAGTTTTAGGAGAAACCAGTACAGTATACTTTACTGATACTCCAAATGAAGACCTCCGAACAGGCACAATTTCTATCGTAAAGGACGTAGAAACAATCTCTAATGCAGATGGTACTATATCTTCCTCAATACCAGTTGTGGTCCAGTCAGCGGGTACTGTGAACTATGTTACGGGAGAAATACTAATAGGAGCCGTAACCATTACATCTACATCTTTAACTGGTGATATTGTGGAGATACAAGCATTCCCAGAATCAAATGATATCATTGGTTTAAACGATTTGTATTTGTCCTTCAGCATTGGCAAAAGCAATATAAATATGGTAAAAGATGTTATTGCATCTGGTGATGATATATCAGGAACAGTATTTTCAAGAACTGATTATTATAGATCAAGCTATTCAAACGGGGAATTAAAGAGGATATAACATGATCGAAGCTGGTTTTGAATCTAGAATAAAGATTCAGCAAATAGTTGACAATCAACTCCCAGAATTTATTATAGATGAAAGTCCAAAAACTGCCGAATTTTTAAAGCAGTACTATATCTCTCAAGAATATCAAGGTGGCGTTGTCGATATTATTGACAATCTTGATCAATATTTAAAACTTGATAAGTTCAAACCAGAGGTTATAGTAGATAGTTCTACAACAACACAAGCAGTTCTTGTAGATGATAGTACGATTAGTGTTAGTAGCACAAAAGGATTTCCATCAAAATATGGTCTCATAAAAATTGATGACGAGATCATTACTTACACTGGATCAACTACAACAACTTTTACTGGTTGTGTTCGTGGTTTTAGTGGAATTACCAATTATCATCAAGAATTAAATCAAGAAGACCTCATATTTTCAACATCATCTGCGTCGTCTCATGATGCAAATTCTCCTGTTCAGAATTTAAGTTCCTTATTTTTGAAGGAATTTTATAAAAAAATTAAATATTCTTTAACACCGGGACTAGAAAATTTAAATTTCACTGAAAATTTAAACGTTGGCAACTTTATTAAAGAAGCTAGAACTTTTTATGAGTCTAAAGGAACAGAAGAGTCCTTTAGAATATTGTTTAATGTTCTTTATGGAGAAACTCCAAAGGTAGTTGATCTAGAAAAGTTTTTAAATAAACCATCTTCATCTACATACATCAGAAGAGATGTAGTAGTTGCGGAAGCAATATCAGGAAATCCCTTAAATCTTGCTGGGCAAACTATTATTAAAACAACAGATTCTGGCAGTACAGCACCAGTGTCTGAAGTTGAAATAATTAATAGAAAAGGAAAAACTTACTATAAACTTTTTCTTTTTGTCGGTTTTGATGATGCATTTCCAACAACTACTGGCACATTTAATATTACAGGTAGTAGCAGAAATATAAACGATATCCTGACTACAGATACTGTCATTACGGTAGATAGCACCATTGGTTTTCCAGAGTCCGGAACACTTTATGCAGGAAATAATCAAATAACTTATACAAGTAAGTCTATAAATCAATTTTTTGGATGTTCAAACATTACAGAATATGTTCCTACTGCATCTATAGTTCGTTCTAATGAAACATATTATGGGTATGAAAATGGAGACATTACAAAAAAAGTAGAGTTAAGATTAACTGGCGTTATATCTGAGTATAATTCAGGAAAAGAAGAGTCATCAGTATCAGTTAATGAAAAATTAAAGGTAAAAAATCTTGGAGAAATAATTGAAAATCCAATAGATAATAAAACTTATAAAGAGATATTTGCAAATAGTTGGATTTATAATACAAGTTCCAGGTATGAAATCAATAGTTTTTCATCTGGAGAAACATCTCAAGTAACTTTAAGTAGTGATATTGACAAATCAAGTTTAAAGGTAGGTGATGTAGTAGATATACTTTCAAGAAATTCTCAAAATAAAGAAGAAACTGATTTAGAAATCACATCGATTGCAGGAAGAACAATTTCTTTATCAAAGTCATTTGTACTTAAAAATGGTTTTAAGTATGATATTAGAAGAAAATTAAAGTCCTCTTCATCGAGAAATGTTAATTTAGAATTTAATTCTATAGTATCTGATATTCAAAATGTTTATAATGAAAATGATGAGTTTATGTATGTTGCATCAAATTCATTACCATCATATGAAATAACTAAAAATATTTTTAGTTATAATGCATCAGGAGTTGGTGGAAAAAATACAAATACTGATCTTTATTCAACGATTACTTTTTCGTCAAAAGTTTCATTCAAAACTGGATCGGAAGTCTATTACTCTGCAACTGGAAACGTAATTTCTGGATTGTCAGAAAGATCGTATTTTGTTGAGGTTTTATCCGACAATCTTTCAATAAGATTGCATGAGTCTAGATCCACATTAGGAACTTCTGGATACAAATATTTTGGTATATTGCCCCCAGGAACTCATAATTTTGTTCTCAAATCTCAAAAAGAAAAAGTTATATCAGCTCAAAAAATATTAAGGAAG